GGCGAACCAAGCAAAGTGCGCAAGGATGCCCCCGCGCCCCAAATGTATCGTTGTTCGACTCAGCGACTACCGACGACAAAAAGCCGCCAGGATCAGTGCGCGCCGCGCCTGGGAAGAAATAAGACATTACATTGCGCAGCTACCGGATGGGCAGGTCGTGGTTCGGACGTTCCCCGGCGACGCGGCGCGCGTAAGGTTGCTGCTCGAAGCGTGCAACACGCTGTCAGCCGAACTGGTGAAGCTGCTGCCTGATGAGTGTTGATGGGCCAAAGAAAACCCGCCCGGAGGCGGTTGGGGTGGAGCGGTGGCTTTTCTTTTGCCCGCTGGTGGCCGATCTTGCGGCTGATCCTCAAGCGTGGGCCGGCTCCTGCGGCTGCCACCGCTTGATCCCCGCCAGCACGTCGCGCATTTTCTCCCGCGCAATTTCCGTGTCATACGCCACTTGCGCGCGCAACCAATAGCCGTCGGACAGCCCGAAGAACCGGCACAACCTCAGATCGGTGTCGGCCGTGATCCCGCGCACGCCACTGACGATCTCGCCGATGCGCCGTTGCGACACGCCGATCTCCTTGGCCAGCCGGTACTGGGTGATCCCCATCGGCAGCAAAAATTCTTCGGCCAGCAATTCGCCCGGAGTGACCGGGGTAATTTCTCGGGCCATAGTTATCTCCTAGTGATAATCCACGATCTCGACACTCAGCGCGCGCCCATCACGCCACACGAAGCACAGCCGCCATTGATCGTTGATCCGGATGCTGTGCTGCCCTTTCCTGTTGCCCTTGAGTGCTTCCAGGCGATTCTGCGGCGGAATGCGCAAGTCATCCAACTTGGCGGCAATCTCCAACTGGCGCAGCTTGCGCAGCGCTACCCGCTCGATGTTGACGAATCGCGCCACGCGGCGCCCTTCATAAAGGGCTTGGGTGTCGGGGCACTTGAAAGAATCGAGCATGAGGCAATAATAACGAATAACGATACTATCGTCAAACGTTAGCATTATCTACCGACCCAGCCCGCCCCGAGCGGGCTTTCTTGCGCCTGCTGGCCGGCTGGGCCTGCTCTGTCTTTAGTTGTCTACCTGGATAGCTAAATAGCAAAATTTTGCTTGACCCTGTTAGCAAAGTTTTGCTATTGTTCTCCCATCGCATCACCAAACGGCCCGCCGGGCCAGCGAATGGGAGAACACCGTGCTGAACCTTGCCGCCCAACCCGGCCCTGGCGATCAGGCCACTTGGCCAGCCAAGGCCGCCCACCCGAACGACCCGCGCACGCTGCCGGCCAATACCGCAGCCTTGCGCGCCGACGTCGCCAACGATCTGCGCCACGCCCTGGTGCGCGGCCATTTCGTCCGCTGGGATACCGGCCGCAAGCCCGAGTTGGCCGCGGACGCGGTGCACCAAAGTGGCCAGGGCAGCGCAGAGGCCGCCGAAGCTTTCCGCGACCTGCACGCGGCGCTGGCCAACGGCGCGGACGACTCGACTGTTGCCGGACTGGCGCGCACGTATCACCGGCTGTCCGTTGAGATTGCGACCGACGATCTGACTGATTGCGCCATGGACGGCCATCGCATCACTTTCCCGACGCGAGGTTCGAAATGATCGCCCTCGCCCTCTGCGGCCTGGCAGCGCTCTATGCCCTGGCGATGCTGGGTGATCTGGTCATGGCTGTTTTCAGGAATGACGTATGACGACGAAACACCTTGCCGGCCCCTGGTCTATCGGCTTTCAGCCCGTGCCCTTCTCGGAACTGGTCGGCAGCGAAGAGGGTTGGGTCGAACTCAGCAGCCCAGAGCATACGGGCTTTGCCCTGTTCGTTTGGCGCATGGAGGACGATGAACGCTCTCCCGAGCTTGAGGCTACGGTACGGGCCGCCAGTGCCGCGCCGGAGCTGCTGGAGGCGTTGGAGAAGCGCGCTCAAGTTGATGCCGCCTATGTCCGGCTGGCAATGAGCGACGTTGACCCCGATACGCATGAACGCCTGCTGCAACAGATCGAGGACGCGGAAGACGCCGCCAAGGACGCAGCCCGCGCCGCCATCGCCAAGGCCAAGGGAGAGCAGGCATGAAGCCCACCAGCAACATCCTCGCCCTCTTCCATGACGGCCACTTTCTGGCGGAAGTCGTCGGCGGCGGCTACCGCGTGGGCAGACAGCGTGGGCGTTCGGTCGATTTCGCGTCCGGCACGCTGGAGGCTCGCCGCCTGGCGCGCCTGCATGGCGCCGGCTCGATGGACCAGATCCGTGCTGAAGTGCTGGCGCTGCTGTCCCATGCCGCGACACCTGATGCCGGATATTCCGTCAACGATGGCGAGGCCGATTGGCTGACGCCCTGCCAGAACTGCGGCGAAGTGCCCACGGTGCATCCGACTGCGCTGTGCGGGCCCTGCTGCTTCGGCGAAGCCGCAACCGCAGGAGGCAATTGGTAATGAGCAAGGCTACTTACAAATGCGCGTGCTGCGGCGATCCATTCTTAGCCCGCACGGCCGACCGCAAGCGCGGCTGGGCTCGATTTTGCTCGAAGTCCTGCAAGGCTCGCAAGCAAGAAGCCCGCACCGGGCAGCACCGTGAATACCTAAATCGCCGCGACGGGGATGGATTGATGTTCCCGTCGCCGGCCGAAGGAGACATTCAATGATCCGCCGTCTCGCCGCCCACCTGCGTGCCAGCGCTTGGGATCTCGACCTAGCCGGTTACGCCGCCCTGCTCTGCGCCCTCGTGGTGCTCTCCGGCGTCCTTGGTCCGACCCTCGACCGCCACACCGAAATTGCTAAGGACGGCCGCGGCAAGACCGCGTACGCCGCCCGCTGACCCATCCGATTGACCATATAGGAAATCCGCCCCATGAATTCGTCCAGTCATGCCCTGGCAGTGCGTCAGGAATTCGGCAGCACTACCAACACCCTGGCAGTCCAGGAAACATCGTCGGCAGCAGTCGCCGCGCAGGCCAAGGCCATGGTCGAAGCGCGATACGTCATGGCGCTTCAGCGCCCGCGCAACTGGGACCAAGTTCGCCAAGACTTGCTCAAGGAGTGCCGGCGCCCCAGCTTTGCCAACAACAAAAGCGCTTACTACCGAAAGCCCATCGGCGACGGCGTAGAGGGCCTGGGCATCCGCTTCGTCGAAGTCGCGCTGCGCTGCATGAAGAATGTGCTGGTGGAAACCACCATGATCTTCGAGGATGAAGCGAAGGAAATCCATCGTGTCTCGGTGACAGACCTGGAATCGAACCTTACCTATCCTCTGGACGTGCGTGTCACCAAGACTGTCGAGCGCTCGAAGCCCGGCGATGACGGCAGCTACATCAGCGTGCGCAAGAATAGCTACAACCGCAACGTCTATACCGTTCCGGCCACCGATGACGACCTGTTGAACAAGCGCGCCGCTCAAATCTCGAAAGCCATCCGCACCCTGGGCCTGCGCATTATTCCGGGCGACATGCAGGACGAAGCGGAGGGAATCATTAAGGCTATCCGCCTGGACGAAGCCGCCCGTGACCCGGATACCGAGCGCAAGCGCATCGCCGATGCTTTCGGCGAAATCGGCGTGAAGGCCGCAGACCTGACCGAGTACCTGGGCCACAGCCTGGATACCTGCTCGCCAGCCGAGCTGGTGAATCTGCGCGGCATCTACGGCGCAATCCGCGACGGCGAATCGTCGTGGAAGTCGGTCATGGAGAACAAGGCTGAACAGCAGGCCGGCAAGACTGCCAGCGCAAGCAACACCGGAGCCGCCGGCAACTCACGCGGCGGCGCCCTGCCGGAGTGCAGCGACGAAGCCTTCGAAAAGAAGAAAGCCGGATGGCGCAAAGCCGTCGAGGGTGGCAAGGCCGTAAACGACCTGATCGCGATGATTCAGACCAAGGAATTGCTCACCGACGATCAGAAGATGGAAATTGCGTCGTGGGCGGCCGCCGGGGGTGCACAGCAATGAGAATCCACGACCTTGCACAAGGAAGCCCCGAGTGGCAAGCCTTCCGCCTGAACCACCACGGCGCCAGCGAGGCCGCCGTCATGCTGGGCCTGTCGACAAAAGCGACCCGATCAGACCTTCTGCGGATCAAGCACACCGGCATCCCCAGGGAGTTTTCCGATTGGGTGCAGGAGAACATCTTCGATCATGGCCACCGTGCCGAAGCCATGGCTCGGCCCCTGGTCGAAGAAATCATTGGCGAAGACCTCTACCCGGTGACGGGCTCGGACGAAGATGAAGGCGGCCACCTATCGGCATCGTGTGATGGACTGACGATGCTGCAAGACACGGCATTCGAGCACAAGCAGTGGAACGCCGAGTTGGCGGCATCAGTGGCGGCCGGCATCGTGCCCGATGAGCATTTGCCTCAGTGCCAGCAGGTCATGATGATCACGGGCGCGTCGCGGGTGATCTTCACGGTGTCCGACGGCACCAAGGAGAACTTCGTGTACACCGAGGTTTACCCGGACGAAAAGTGGTTCGCTCGCATCCGGGCCGGTTGGGCGCAGCTTGACCGCGACCTGGCCGACTACGAGTTGCCCGACGCACAACCGGCTGTAGTGGCCGAGGCGGTGTCAGCCCTGCCGGCGGTCATGGTCCAGATCAGCGGCCAGATCGACGTGCGCGAAAACTTCAAAGTCTTTGAGGCGGCGCTGCGCGACTTTCTCGACAACCGGCTCATCCGCGAGCCTCAGACCGATCAGGAGTTCGCCGACCTAGATCTACAGATCAAGGCCATGAAGAAGGCGGAAGACATGCTGGATGGCGCCGAGGCAATGATGCTGGCGCAAATCCAGACCGTCGATCAGGCAAAGCGCCAAAAGGACATGCTCGTCAAGCTGGTACGCGACAACCGCCTGATGGCAGAGAAACTGATGGCGAGCGAGAAGGAGCGCCGACGCGCGGAAAAGGTCGTGGCGGCCCGCAAGGCTTACACCAACCACATTGCAGAGCTTCAGCGCGACATCATCGACCTGAACCTGCCTTTGGTGATGCCCGATTTCGCGGCGGCCATCAAGGGCCTGAAGACCATGACGAGCATTCAGGACAAACTGGATACAGCCCTGGCGAACGCTAAGAGCGAGGCGGATACCCTGGCAGCCGACTGGCGTGCCAAGATGAACTGGTTCCGCGACAACGTGGAACCCGAGTACCGCGCCCTGTTCCGAGACCTGGACGACCTGATATCGATGGCGGCCAAGCATTTCGAAATGACCGTGGTCAGCCGGGTCGATCAGCACATCAAGGCGGAGGAATCGCGCCTGGAAGCACAGCGCGAGCAAATCCGCGCCGAAGAAGCGGCAAAGCTGCAAGACCAGCAGCAACAGCCCGCAGGCCTGTTCCCGGCCGTCGAACAGCCAGCTCCCGATACGGTGGCAACGCCGCAGACCAAAGCGGCCCC